CTCCCATATCGAACCGATCACGACACCTGCACCCGGCGTTTCAATCGGCTCACCGTTACCTTATCAAGTAATGTCATGGGGCGTGGCTGATCGCAACATTTCTATTTATGGATACGGCTCACAACTCCAACTTAACAACCTTGGTAATACAGGCGGCCCCGGTAATTATGGCTACTGGCTCGGATTAATCGACAAACTGGTTGTACGTCAGATTCGCGGTGCTGGCAACCAAGATCCTCTAGTTTCTACCGCTCAGCTTGCCAAGTTTTTCAACTTGGGCGAAGCGGTAATCGAAGACGTAGATGTTGATTACACTGCAACCGGCGTGATGTGTACGGGTCCGTGGCGGCGCTTGGAAATTCGCCGCGTGACTGGTAACAACATGACGGATGACTGCATCGAGCTGGCGGGCGATCAAGCGCCGGCATTCGTGGCAGGTACATTGTCCGAAGGGGATATGTACGAAACCGTTGTAGAAGGCGTTAACAACAACGGCACGAAGCAGGTCGGTATCTATTCGCAAAAGGCGATCTACCGCAACAATATCGAGCTGAAAGACGTTTATGGGTTTTCGACTGGTGGATCGGCGTTCGGAATCACGGCATGGGCCGATACTACCGGAACAGTCCCTGTTGGCTTACTGGACACGCTGAAGGTCAGGAATCTGAAATGGGCCGGTTCTGATGGTCGCGCCGGCTTATCGTTCCAACGCATCACGATCACTGATTTGGATGTGGATTTTGAAGTGAAAACAGCGGTGGCTGGCAATACAGCAAACCGTTATTTTGTCGCGCAGTATTGTGCATTTACACACTCGAAAATCCGCGCGGTATTAAATCCGACAGCAAACTTCACGCTCGCGTATGCCCCGATAATTTGGGATGACGGCGCTTTCACAACTGACGTGATATTCGACCGCGTTAATCTGAACGGCAATACGGAATTGTGGAATCAGAACGCTGGCACGTTGCCGAAAGTCACAATGAATGACTGTGTATACAACGGCTCGTCTAGTATCGCCATTATCCGCCAAACCGCAGGCGCAATTATCAATCAGCTTGTACTAAATAATTTGTACGTGAATAGTGCAAACGGTGGATTCTCGTTTAGCAACATCCAGAAAATCCAATGCAATGGCGTCGAGTGCAACAACAGTAACGAGCTGTTCCAAGTCACGGCTAATGCGTGCGAGTTTTCAGGCAGCGGCGTCAATATGATCGCGGGCGGTACGCTGATTGCCGGCTACAACGCGGCGGTGGTCACCAGTAAATTAACGGGCGTCGCTAATGAAACAGCGCATTGGGCGCGCAGCGGCGGCACGGCTACATTTAATCCGAAGTCATTCGATATTCGGCAGAGCACCTTGACAACCGGTATCGTTATTGCCATCGGCAATTTTATGACACATACCGGTGTAACCAACCCTGGCCCGGCGATCAGCAACGCAACGGGTTATTACTCACAAGCAATGGGTGCCGCTGTACCGGGTCTTTGCGCGTAAACTTTACTTTTCCATTGAGGAATTTACAAATGAACATGAAAAAATTACTGCTGGCACTCACCATGCCGAATATCACGCAAGGTTTGGCTAACAGCCAAGGTTTTATCGGCGCGATGCCTGACCCATCTATCCTCGCGCAAGGTGGCACACTGAACAACCTTAACTCGGCGTCGTCTGCTGGTGGCTTTAACTTCACCGCGTCTTCGGCTGCATCCAATACCATCACCAACCTGAACAACAACGCGCTGTATCAGTTTACTGTCGGTTCAGCGATGACGTTGACGCTCGACTCCGCGTACAACATTGCAAAAACGTTGCCGCAACCGCTTTCGGTCGGTCAGTTGTTCTCGTTTATGATTATGACCAATGCGGCCACCACAATCGCCACGCCGACGCTGACCTCGACCGACGTGACCCTCGCTGGCACCACATCGATGCTCGCCTCGTCGCTGCGCTGGTATCAAGGTGCGATTACGCAGGTTAGCACTAGCACGGTAATGCCGCTCACCGCCAACTCGACGTTCACCTCGTTGACTCAGGTTGGTAGCACCAACCACTTCACCGTGGTACTCGGCACGAACGCGCTGGTACCGGTTGTCGGTACGCTGTTCCACGTCACCGTTACCACCGGTACGCTGCCGTCCGGCTGGTATCCGATCATCAAAGTCACCAGCGCCACCAGCTTTGTGATCGCGACCCCGGCTGGCACCGTGTGGACCGCTACCGCGGGCACCGTCGATAGCGTGGTTCCCACTACGCCCATCTACGCGCCGCTGATCACCATCACCGGTTTGATGGCTAACGCTGCGAACATGGTGGTATAAGGTGCGACTCGTCCGAGTGGATGTACCGCTGATTGCCTGTGCCGGTTTCGGACATGTGATCATCGGCACCCACTTCGACAGCTTGCCGCAGGATATGCAAGCGGCAGCACTGGCGCACGAAGAAGGGCATTTAAAGGGATGGCACGCTGAATTGCGCTTGCTTTGTGCGGTTTTTGCGCCATTCTTTTATAAGAAGCTGTGCCACCGGCAAGAATTGAGCGCGGATAAATACGCGGTCAACAACGGCCATTGGTTCGGCTTGCTAAGATTGTTGCGCGGGGAGTTCGAGGGTAACTTGTGGTCGCCTTCACACGCGCTTCGCAGAGAACAGATTTTACTCGCCTTGTCGGCGTTACCGACAACCCCGCCTGCGTCGGCGTAACCGACCGAAAACCTAGGAATATGACCATGAAAATGTCAAAAATTGTACCGTTTCTGTTGACTTTGATTTTCCCCTTTGCGCCGGAAGGTGACGAGGATTTTGTACCCGAAGACGATCTGCCGTCCGATGAGGACGACGATCTGCCGTCCGATGAGGACGACGATCTGCCGCCCGATGAGGACGACGAGGAAGCGAATGTACCGCCACCACGTCAACTCAGCCGAGCACAACAGCGCATCGTTGATCTTAGCGAACGCGCCAAGCTGGCCGAGGAGCGTGAGCGCCAAGCGCGTGCTGATCTGGACGCAGCTCGGCGTCAACCGGCGCAGCCAGCCACACCGAACGCCGAGCAACAGTTGTGGGAGCAAGAGGAGGCAATCCTCAAAGACCCCGCAGCCGAACCTTGGCAGCGTTACTCGGTGCAATCGGCGCGCGATGCACGCGCGGCGCGGCAAGAGGCGAACATGGCACGGCGCGAGTCGGCTGATGCTGCGGACAAGGCGAAGTACGAGCGTTTTGCGACGACCAAGCCGAAGTTGTATGCCAAATACAAGGATGAAGTAGAGAAAATGCTGACGGAGATGCGTAAAAACGGCAACAACGCACCGCGAGATGAATTACACGCCTTACTGGTGGGTCGGGACATGATGAACGGGAAATTAAAGTCAACAGAAGCGAAAAGAGAGCCTAAGCGCGGTTCTACGCCGGGGGTTCGATCCGATGTTCGTACTGGACGCGGTTCGCTATCTGATGCGGAGAAACGGGCTAAGCGATTAGAGAATGTCCGTATCTAAAAGGAACTACACCATGAAAGTGTCCAAATTTTTACTCAACCTGTTGCTGCCGGCGATCACCAACTATTCGCCCGGTACCAGCGGCCAGACTATCGCCAACGATATCGAACTGCATATCGCCGATGAAGTGCTGCGCATCGCGCAACGCCAACTCGTCGCCTATCAGTTCGGCCAACCGCTGACGATCGACAAGAATAGCGGCGTGACTTACACAGCCGCTCGGTATGAGCGTCTGCCGCTGCCGTTCGCACCGTTGTCCGAAGGCGTGGCCGCTGCCGGTGAAGCCATCACCATCGCGCAGGTTTCCGCTACCGCGCAACAATGGGGCGACTTGGTCCGTGTGACCGATGTGGCCGACATGACCATCAAACACCCACTGTTCAAACAGGCGATCCGTTTGATCGGTATTCAGCAACCGGAAACGATCGAGCGCAACGTGCTCAACATTTTGTTGACCGCGACCCAAGTCAACTACGCCAACAGCAAAACATCGCGTGCCAACTTGCTGGCCACGGATGTTATGTCGCCGGTTGAAATCAGCAAGATCGTCGGTGCATTGGAAACCTTCGGCGCTCCGACTTTCTCGGGTGACGAACGTGTTGACATGATGGTTGATGCCAACGCGCGCACCAAGGCATCCACGCGGCCCGATGCGATGCCGCACTATGTCGCGCTGGTGCATCCGTTGCCGACGCAGGATTTGCGTCAGAACACCACTATCGCAACCGCGTGGTCGTATAGCGATTTGAACCGCCTGTACAACAACGACATGGGCGAATGGGGTGGCGCGCGTTTCTGCAAAACCAACATGATGCCTTATTGGACTGGCGTTGCGCAGATCAACGGCGTGGCCGGTACATCGGGAGGTTTGGCAACCGGTACCTACTACCTGCAAGTGACCGCAGCGCCGGCAGCCACATCGGTTGAGCAGAAAATTTATCAGCTCTCAACCTCCATTTCGGTAACGGGTCCGAGCGGTTCGGTCAGCGTCACGCTGCCGGTATTGCCGGGTTACATCTTCAACGTTTATCTCGGCACCAGCGCCACCGCGCCGTCGAACCTTGCGTTGAGTTCGTCCGGTCCAGCACTCGGCCCACTGGCAGGCCAAGCCGTACAGTTGGCTGGTGGTCAAACTGTGGTCCTTACCGGCGTAGGTGTCGCGCAGGTTCCACCGGCAGCACCCGCTACTGGTGTGACCGTATACCCAACCATCTTTATCGGTCAGGACGCATACGGTCAGGTGTTGCTCGATAATGTCGAGTATCACTACCTGAAATCGGCAGACAAGTCGGACCCGATGAACCAGACTCGTGTGGTGTCGTGGAAGATGATGTACGGCACAATCATCCTCAACCAAGCCTACATGGCGCGTGTTGAGTCGGGTTCGGCATACAGCCCAACGTATACCGCTGGTACAGCAACTGAGTAACGGGGAGACTCCGGGGCTTCGGCCCCGGCTTTTTTATTAAGGAGCCTAAAATGGCCGACACCAAAGTTAAAAGTAAAGAAGAGTTGTTGCAGGAGCAGGTTGCTGAGCTGCAAGCCAAACTGGCAGCATCCGAAACCGGTCGCACCGATGCCGAGAAAATGGCGCAGGCGATGGCCGAGGCCACACAATTTGTCGGTGGTAACGCACAAGAGCAACCGACAGGGAAAACCATCGTCATTCGCACTTGCAGCAATCCGTGGGTGCGCGATGAGAAGAAACAAAAGTGGGTCGAGCTGGAAAAGCCGACGTATTTTTTCACCTTGAATTTACCGGTCAGTGCCATGTCTCTGAGCACGAACGGCGTGGAGTATTACCACGGTCAAACGTATGAGTTCGACGGCGACACGCTTGCCGAAATGAAGTCGCGCGTGGCAAGATGCTGGGATCACGAGGCGTCGATTAACGGCTCGAATGAGAACGCTTACCGCAAACAAACACAGTTGCGTGTCGGCTAATTAAACCCAAAGGAGTACGAGTACATGAGCATCACCGCACAAGGTATCGCCGATGGCACACTGACCACCGGCAATTTCACCATTCAAGCCCAAATGCCGATGGGTAAAACCATCACCGTCAGCGGTTACATTTATTCCACCAGCACCCTCGAAGCGATCAACAAGCAAGTCGATCTGATGCACGATGTGGTTGACCGGCAACGCCTGCGCTCGGAAGTTCCCGAGCTGGAAGCGAAGTTGGAGCAGCGTTTTGTGCAGATGGGCCAACTGCGTGATTTGATGGTGCAGCTCGGCAACAAAGTGGATTCGGGTAAAAAATTGTCATCGGCTGAGAAGCAGCAGTACGACAATATCCAAATCAACATTGAACGTCTTAACGAAGATATCGCCAAGGGTCAGCAAGCCTTGGTTGACGCACGGTTGCAACTCGCATGAGCCTGACGGCCGCCCAAATCGTCGCCGACGCCTGCGCAATGGCAAAGTGCCCCGGTTACACGGCGATTGGCGGTCGTCAACTCAATCTCACATTGCAAGATTTGTGGATGCACCGCAACCTCAAAGTCAATCTGGTAGTCAGCTCGATCACAATGGCGCCGAACACGTTCGGTCCAGTGAATCTGGAAGCGACCTATGCGCGCACGTACGATCTGTTCTACATGGTCAGCGGCGAGCCGTTTTTCCTGAATCAAGCATCCTTGCGCGAATACGATCTTGAGAATTTACAAAGTGGACTCGGCGGGTACCCATACGAGTTCGCCACCGATTTGTCAGCGGTCGCCAGCGGCGGCGTTGGTTTGCTTTATATTTACCCGCAGTTCAACGTCCAGACGACGATGACGCACCGTTACTACAACAAGCAGGCCGACATAGCTACCCCTGAAACCAGTGCCACCGTACCGTGGTTCGAGGATCAGGACTATTTGATCCAGGCGACGGCGGCGCGACTTATGCGCGTGACTGACGACGATCGATACCAAGCGTGGCAGGCCGATTGTGAAATTCTGTTACGCAAGCATTTGCTGATGGAAGGCGACGAGCAGAGTGTGGTCAAAGAAGTACAGCTTGACCCACGCCGATTCAAAGTCGGTGGCTCCTCGCGCCCAACCAAACTTGATCCGTGGTGAGTTGTGGGTAGCCGACGCGAGTACCCTGTCCCATTTGAACCCAAAGGGTTGAGTGACGCTTGGGAGGCCACGGGGGCGTTCCAAGGCGCCTGTCGCACCTTATCTAATCTCATCTTCGATCAGACCCATAACGGTATTTTGACTTGCCGACCGGGCGTGGTTCTTAATTACAATTTTTCCGACTTTACAACACCAACCGGCGTGACCGTGTTTATCGCGTTGGGGAATGTCGTTTACGGGATGCTGTCGTCAGCCAACATAGCCGGTCACGATGTTCCGTTCGCCTACAATGTCGCAACGAATACGTTGATCCCGATTACGGGGGCGGTGATAGGGAATACGCCGGTCACACAATTAACAACCGGGGACTGGACGCCGCCGACAATGGCGGTGATCGGGGTAAAAATCATCGTCACCCATCCCGGCTTTTCAGGTACGGGGTCGAATTTCTTCGGTGTGATCGATATAACCAACCCGGCAGCACCTACATGGGTGTCAGCGAACACCGCGACGAATGCGCTCCCATCGGTCCCGACATGCGTGGCCAACTTCAATAACCGCGCTTATTTCGCCATTAAGAATGTTGTTTATTACAGCGACGTGCTCGTTCCAACCACGATGACCAACGCGGGTCAGGCACTTACATTGGGCGACACCACCCCCGTGACCGCACTATCGGGTCTACCCGTACAGACAACGTCAGCGGGGGTTGTCGCGGCCCTGTTAGCGTTTAAGTCGTTCCAGGTATGGCAGATAACCGGGGATGCAGCAGTAACTGGCACCCTCGCACAGAATTATATTTCATTGAACTGTGGCTGCGTATCGCCTCGCTCGATTGTGCAGACACCTACGGGGACGATTTTTATTGCCACCGACGGCCCGTACTACATTACCCCGCTCGGGCAGTTGGCACCGTTGACCTCTGGCGCGCAAACGCTGATCCAAGATGTGCAGCAACCATTCCAAAGCATCGTCAACCCCACGCGCGCTGCAGCGGCATATTCCAGTAGCATTTATCGTATATCGTTGCAAACCGTCGTCAACGGCAATCAGGCAGGTGCCGACTATTGGTTTGACATTACGTCACGGCGATGGAGTGGGCCGCATACCTTTGCGTACGACAATGTGGCGCCCGTTGGTAATTATTTTGTGCTGTCGTCGCAAACAAGTGGCGCGAACTTGTACACCAGCCAAGTCATAGCGGCGTCCACATCGGTATATACCGATGATAGTGTCGGGTATAGCGTCCAGCTTTTAAGTTGCTTACTCCCACGCACTCAGAACATCAACGTCAAAGAGGCTGTTGAGAGCGTAATCGAGTTGGGTTCGCTGGCATCCAGCACTACGTTCTCAATATCGGTACTGGATGAGCAGTTTAACCCGATTGTTGGCGGTAATACGGCGATCACCGTGACCAATGTTGCGGCGACCTACGATAGTGGCGCGACCTACGATAGTGGGGCGACCTACACAACTGCCAGCGTGCCGCCCGTCAAATACACAGTTGCATGGAGCGCACCTTTGATCTTCAACAAAATAGCATGGCAGGTTATCGCCCAAGCTAGTCAACAAATGGTTATAGGTGCGGCGTTTTTAAAATACAGAGATTGCGGCTACACTAATTTGCGAGGGCAAGTATCATGAGACGGTTACTATTACTTTGCGCGTTATTTTCATCGTTTAGCTTTGGTGCGATCGTTGCTCCGTTGCCGTTTACCATTTCTAGCGGGCAAGTTATCTCGGCCAACCCGTTGCAGCAAAATTTCAACTGGTTACTCAACCAGGTCAACGCGAACGCTGCACCACTTACTTCGGTTGGCGTGGTTACCTCCGGTTCATATACGGGGACGTTGACGGGCTGCACAACTGCCCCAACAGTAACGATCACATGGCTGAAAAGCGGGAACTTGGTAACTCAAAGTATCCCCTCCCAGTCCTGTACGAGCAACGCTACAACCTTCACCATTACAGGCGGTCCAGCCGCGATAGGCAACACCACCGCGTGGACTAATTCGATTGGTATGGCTGCGGCCTATGTACCGTTGATCGATAATACCTCCGCCGTGACCGGCGCAGCGGGTGCCTACGTCAATCCCGACGGTACGATTATTTTACTTAAACCGACTACTGCAGCATGGACAAATTCAGGGACCAAAGGGATCGGGTGGAGTGCGTTGGGTACGAATTTGATCGGTGCAAACATCACTTACATCATTCACTGAGGGGTGGTCATGCTCATCTACATTGCGGCGATAGTGGTTTGCGTGTTGTTGATATTGGACTGCCTGCAAACCTTGGATATAAAGAATCATGCGGGTTTTACTGAAATAAACCTTCTGCTCGGCGAGCACCCGTCTGACAGAAAAATTGTTATTTATTTTTTAACATGGATCGTATTGCTTTGTGTACTGGTTAGGTTTTTACCAGATATGGCCATGTGGTTAATTCTAGGAGTGGTCGGAGCTGTTGAGGTAAATTGCCTCGTCAGCAACTATAAACTCGGATTACGACTGAGTTCCAAATGATCGATGACAAACCCGATATGGCACGCGACGATACTGAATTTCAGACCTACGTGTACACCTCGCTACGCGCTTTGAACGAAAAGCACGCGGCGTTGGAAGTGCAATTGGAACGTAATACGGAAATCACCAAAGGGATCGAGGAAATCGTCCTGATGGGGCGTGGTATGTTCAAGTTCGCCTACCGCGTCGGGACGATCATTCGCTGGGTTGGGGGTGTGGCGGCGGGCACTATGCTGCTGGTGCACTGGTTCGGTGACAGCATAAGGGCATTCTTTCGATGAACCGTACCGAGCTAAAAGCAGCACTGGCTGTCGACGAAGGGTGCCGCTTGAAAATGTACCTCGACTCGCTCGGCATCGAGACGGTTGGGTTCGGCCACAATCTTCGCGACAAACCCATATCGCAAGCCGCTGCCGATCAAATTTTCGCTGATGATGTGGCCGACTCTATCAATGACACACTCGTCGCCTTCCCGTGGATCGCAGGCTTGGACGATGTGCGCGCAAATGTGCTGCTGAATATGTCGTATAACATGGGTGTCTCCGGCCTGCGCCAGTTTAAGTTGACACTTGCGTACGTGCAGGGTGGTCACTACGAAATGGCCGCGCAGGAAATGGTCACGTCGAAATGGGCCACGCAAGTTGGCGCCCGCGCCCATCGTCTCGCGCAGGAAATGCGCACGGGGGTGGTAGCATGAGTATTGATGTGACGGGTATCGGCGCACTATCTGATCTAGCGAGCACCGTGGTTAAAACCATTTGGCCAGACAAGTCAGCCGAGGAACAAGCGCAACTGGCCGGCGCGATCGCGTTGGTGCAGGGTCAAATCGCCACCAATCAAGCCGAGGCAGTCAACCCGAGCGTGTTTGTTAGCGGGTGGCGCCCCTTTATCGGCTGGGTGTGCGGGTCGGCCTGCGCGTGGAACTGGATAGGTCTACCCGTTGTGAAAGGGTTGCTGTTACTCAATGGCGTGACGGTCACGCTTGCACCCGCCAATCTGACTGAAATGATGCCGGTACTGATGGGTATGCTCGGACTCGGCACGTTGCGAACGGTTGAAAAGATCAACGGCGTGGCGGCGAAATGAAGTGGCTTATTGCCGTTGCCCTGTGTGTTGTAGCTGGTTATGCTGGTGCGGCAACGGTAATTCACCTCAATTGGTCGATACCGGCGACGCGGGTGGACGGAACACCGTTGGTGGTAACGGAGTTGACGAATTACACTCTGTTTTACGCGTGCGATACCGGAAGAACCGGAACGCGCACGGTAACCCCGCCGACCTTGACAAATATCGCGTTGCTAGGGGACTGGCTCGGAAACTGTAGTTTTGCCATGTCGGCCACGGATACGGCAGGTCATACAGGGCCGCTGTCGGCTCTGGTTAAAATTTTAATCAAACTCGATAAACCAACCGCAGGTGGAATACGATGAGTAAGTTAGCGAAAAAAGTAATTTGGTGGGCCGATGTGGCTGACGCTGTAAAGTATGCGATCCGTGCTGTCGCTGCCGGCGTTGCGTTCGATTACGCCACTGCGCCGGTTGCTGAACCGGTAGAGGGTAACGTTGGTGCAGAACAGGAGTTCGACCTGTCCACTGTTGCCGCAGCGCTACCGAAAGGCGAGTACGATATTTACGTTACAGCGTTGGATAGCGCGGGTAACGAATCGGACCCTTTTACATTGGCCGCAGCGGCGGCTCTGAACTTCACAGCCCCCGCCGCCCCCGCTGCTGGTGGATTCAGATAAGGATTAAAGCGTGGGAAAGTACGTAATCACCGGGTTACCTCGTTCACGTACCGCGTGGATGAGTTCCTTTTTTAAGTGCCCCCACGAACCGACCGAACACATGCACGAGCTGGCCGATATCACACGCTTTTATCAGCAGTGGGACGGTGCCAGCGACTCGGGGTTAGGTTTATGGTTGGACTGGATACTCGACACGATCAAGCCACGGACGGTGATTATCGATCGCGCCATCGCCGACGTTGAGCGGTCGCTGATGGCGTTGAATTTGGGTATTCCGGCGAACAACTTTTGCGAGCTGTTGTACGACCGGCTGTTGAAGCTGAAAAAGCACCCGCTTGTTCTGTGGGTGCCGTTCGACGCGCTCAATGAGTTGCGGGTTATGCAAAAAGTCTGGTGGCACCTGCGCCCAGGTGAAGCATTTGATGAAGGGCGTTTCCTGTCAATGCGCGATTTGAATATCACAGTGGACCCGCACGCGCTAACGATGGATGGTACACTCATACAACGGGAAGTACTGCCGCTTTTGAGATTGAAACATGCGTAACTTTTTACATTTCGCGTCGGGTGTCGATACGCTACCTCTGTTGCTTGAGGTACAGCGGCAACCTGAACTATGGGGTAAGAACCCCGCGCGTATGTCGCGTAAGGCTCCGCATTACGAAACGCAAGATATTGTACTGCGATCTAAGGACGAGCGCCCTTGCCTGAAAGATTACACGCAATGGTTGAAATTCAGCGATCAGCATATCCCGAAGTGGTACAAATCGGTTGATTTCCTACCGTCTGCGCGCAAATTGGTCTATGACCTTATGCGCGCTACAAACGCCGAGTCGTTAGGTAGCGTCTTTATTTATCGTCTGCAACCGGGTACAAAAATCTATCCGCATGTAGACGGCGGTTGGCACGCTGAATTTCACGATAAATTCAATATTTGCCTGCAAAGTAACCCAAAGGCGCAATTTATTTACGATGACGAAGTAATGACGCAGCGCCCCGGGGACGTACATCACTTTCGCAACGACGTAAACCATTCCGTTGTTAATGACGGCGATTGCGACCACATTGTAATGATTGTCAGCCTGCGGCTCGATCGTGGTGAGCGCGTACCGTGGAGTCCAGAAGGCTGGTCTATCGATAAACAAGGGGACGAGTATGCCAGCCGGCTGGGTTAGTGCGGGAATTGGGGCCATAGGCCTATATAACAGCATGACCGCTGACAAAGGCGGTGGTGGTTCCGGTAACACGCAAGGTGGTTACGTCCCTTACAACCGCGCTGGCGTCGATCAGAACTGGAACTACGGTTACCAGCAACAGTTGAGTGCTGCCAATGAAACGATGGGGCAGGGTTACGATCGGTACGCGCAAACGCTCGCCAACAATGACGCGATCAATTACAACCCCTACATGCAAAATCAACAGCAGGTAGGGCAGCAGTACGGCAACTTAGCCAATACCGCCCAGCAGCAAATGGGTGGTTATCAGGACGCCGCCAATACCGCATCCGGTCAGCAGCACCAGCTTTACGGCGCTGGCCAACAATTGTGGAATACCGCCCAAGACCCACAGAATGCGCTTTACGCTCGCACACAGGGGCAGTTACAGGATCAGGTGCGCGCCGGTCAAGCCGCGCGTGGTCTGGGTAACTCCGCTGTGGGTGCCGGCGAAGAAAATCAAGCCATGTCCAACTTCAATATCGACTGGCAGAACCAACAGCTCCAACGGCAAATGACAGGTTTGCAAGGTATGTCGCAAGCCAGCAATGCCGGTGGTGCGCAAGGTCAACTCTACGGCGCGGATATGTCCGGCGCGCTGGCAGCAGGTGGGGCAGGCGCAGGTTACATGTCGCAAGCCGGGACCATCCCACTCACGGCGCAGCAGTATGTGGCCGGTCAACCGGCTGCTAACGCTAACCAATTCGCACAGGGGATGAACACAATTCAAGGCGCTTATAGTAACCCGATGAGTCAGGCAATGGGGTACATGAACGCCGGCAACGGTGTACAGCAGTTCAACACGCAATTCGGCGCCAACCAAAATGCGGCTAACACGCAGGCGTTGCTGACCGGAGCTAAAGGTTTGGTTAATTCCTACAACACCCCAGGTTCGTGGTTGAACAATACGTTCGGTGGCGGTTCTAGTGGCGGTTCTAGTGGCGGTGGGTCATCTTCCTCAACTCCGACGGGGGGCTATACCGACTACAGCAACGGTTACACTGGCGGTTACGACTCCGGCATGAATTGGACGTTCTGACAATGAACCTCAACGGTGTGGCGCAAGGTTATCTGAACTACGAGCAGGCTAACCAAGAGCGGCAGGTGCAGCAGCAGGAAATGCAAATGCGCGCGCTGCAAATGGAAGCGATGCGCCAGCAAACACAACAGCAAGCTGCCGCGCGTCAAGCCACATTGGACGGCACGGGTGCGGTAAGGCAGGCGATGGCGCCACCACCCCCGCCTCCTCCGCAACCGCCCATGCCCGGTCAAGCGTCGATGCCGATGCAGCCGCCACAAGCTATGTCCCCGCAAGCCTCGCAAATGATGCAGCAAGGAACCGGTGCGCCCGTACCGCCGCAGCCACAACGGCCACCGATACCGCCGTATCAAACCGTGCCGCAAGGTCAAGCGCCCGCGACCCCGCCACCGCAGCAGATGGCGCCACCGCCGTTGGGCCAGCAACCGCAGCAGCCGCAAGGTCAGCAGCAACAGCCGGACCCCGCGTCGATGTTGCGTCGGATGGCGGCTGATCCGAGCGTGTCCAACGAGGCGTTCTTGGCCGCACAAGAGCAGATGAAGCCGTTGATCGCAATGCAGCAGCAGGATTTAGCGATCCAGCGCGAAGCGCGCGCGGCTGCACAGACGACATACCAGAACATATTGGCCGAACGTCGCCTTGCGCAGCAGGACTCGCGGTTGGACGAACAGTCACGCCACGACCGCAGCATGGAAGACCGGCAGACGCGGGCGCTTGATGAGAAAGGGCAAACTAAACCGAAAATGTCGGTCATTCGCGACGACAAAGGGATGCGCTATACGCAGACGGTCAACCCCGATGGGTCGATCACAATGAAGGATGCCAAAGGGCGCGAGGTTGATCCCGAAACTGTGCATCCCGCTGGGTCGGCTGGACAGGAAACCATGCGCAACGCGGTCAAGCTCGACATTACCGAGCTGGATTATGCGCTCGACAAAATTAAAGGTCTGGATGTTAAAACCGCATCGCCGTGGTTTGCCGATAAAGGCGACAAGGGAGCGATGCGTCGATTCTTTAACAATGACCTGACTCCGACCGAAATGCAGCGTTACGACGTGTTCGCTAACCGTATCGCGCCGGCCATCGCCAGTTTGCAAACAATGGGGCGAGGTCAGATTAGCGATGCCAAGGTGGCGGCGGCGGCGAAATTGATCCCGCAACCGGGCGACGACGACGCCACTGTGAATGATAAGTTGTCGGCGATCAAAGCTTTGCGCGATCGTGCTAATGCGGTCCAGCAAGGTAAGTCGCCGGACTCAATCAAAGAAGGCACGGATACACCCGCTCCAGCCGCAGCCGGACCCTATTCGGACGCCGACAAAGAAGCGCGATATCAAGCGTGGAAGGCGAAAAATGCCGGCCAATGAGTTAGAAGAATTCGAGTTTCGCGCCCGTGCTGAGAAAGAAGCCGCGCAACCCGCCGCTGCAGCGCCAGCACCGCAACCCGGCCCACTCGATAAGTTGCGCGGTGACGCGGCGCCGGTTGTTCGCGGTGCGCTCGATGTGGCCGGCTTCCCCGGTGATATGGCGCACGCAGCCGTTGTCGGCGGGACCAAGTTGACCCAAGCCTACGATCGCCTACGTGGCGACCAGCAAGTACCCGACGCGCCCCCTGCCGTACAGGCACCGGGAACCAGCGAGTGGATCAAAAATAAAGCCGAGCGTGCCGGTATCCTGCCGCCGCCGTCAGCCAATCCCAGCTTGACCGAACGCGGTATTGAAAAAGGATCGGAATTTCTACTCGGCGGTGGTCCAAAATTGTTGCAAATGGCGGCGCGCGAAGTGCCCGCGCTGGCCCGTGAAGCCGGCTCGGCGGTTATGAATATTCCAGCGATCCGTACATTGCGTGGGGTGGAAGCGCCGATCGCCAAAGACGCGGCAGCAGCGGCGTCACGCGAAGCGGTCAGCAAAGCAGCCACAATCGAGGAAGCCAACGCGCAATGGGGCGAGCTGCATCAAAAGGCGCTCGAACAGCATCGCGGCGCGCTCGAAGCCCATCTGGCCGAGTTGCAAAAGTTACCCGAGACAGTCAAGGATTTGGACACGCAGGGGAATACACTACGTGGAGCCTTCACGGGGGCGATCAATTCCGCAAAAGCCGCACGTAAAGCCGCGGTTGATCCGCTGTACGCCGAAGCTGACGCACTCGGGTCAACCGCCCGTGTGGATACCAAAGCGATTGAGGCACCGTTGACTGGTCTCCTCAAGGAAGCGAGTGGTATCAAAGGGATTGAGGGTCCGGTGAATGACGCGCTGACGGCTATCCGTGGCCGTACAACTGCGCCTCCACCCGGTATGGGGTTGGTCGATGCGTCAGGTAGACCGTTTGCGCAGGCCGCAGCGGAGCCAGCAAAGACAGCCAGACAACTCGCCAAAACCAGCCGCGCGCTAAAGGAGTGGTCGTACTCGCAAGAGGCCGAGGGCGCCACCGCCGAAGCACGTCTGGCCGTGCGTACCGCTGCTAAAGAGATAGACACCGCTATCGAGCGCGCCGTACCCAAGTACGCCGAAGCCAATGCGCGTTACAAGGCATTATCTGAGCCAATCGACTCGCTGAATACCCGGCTCGGCAAAGTGCTGTCGTCCACAGAGGGCGGTTTCCAAGGTGACGCCTACGCTAAGACCGCGGCAGCCGACCTACCCGGTAAACTCTTTGGTAAGAAGGAAGGTATCGAGCTGTTGACCGACGCGCTGGCCGGGGGTAAGAGTGCGAGCGTCGAGGCCCGCGCACAAGCAGCTAAGCAAGTCGATACGATGGTCGAGAACTGGTTACTTAAAAGCGTCGGCACCGACAAAGCGGCGGCAGGTGTGACCAAATTGCGCGCCCCGGGTATGGAAGCTGCATTGACTGCAGCACCGGGTGCCGCCAAGCGCGTGATGACCCGGTTCGATACCATGGCCGACCTAGAAAAGAACAGCGCCGCGCTGACCAAACAAGCCGAGGGGGTGGCCAAACGTACCGCCGCGTCAGCCGAGGTCGGCGCCGGCTTGCGCAAGGATATCGAACTGGGCGACACGCTGGTTAAATCCGACAGCGTGCTCGAACGCACAGCCGGCTACAATGCCTACCGCAATGCGATCACACGGGCTTACCGCCAATCGGGTTTGCTGACTGCGGAAGAGTTCAACGCGGCGCAGCACTTATTCGATCGGGCGGCTACGCTGGAAGAGAGAACCAATCTGGCGCGTAGCCTACTGACCAAACTCGGCGTTGGCGCTGGCTTTGTGGCCGGCGAGGAAGCGACCCGCAAATTACTGTTCTAACGAGAGCACCATGACCAAACGACTACTGATTATCGACACCGCCAGCAACGGTCTGGATATGGCACTCCGCGCTAAGATGGCGGGTTGGGATGTGCGCTGGTGGGATAAGCCGCGCAAGGACGGGTGCCTTCGGCTCGCCGGCAAAGGCTTGGTTGATAAGATCACCGACTTCCACGATATCAAACGCAAGTGGCTCGATTGGGCCGACCTGATCTACCTCCCCGACAATATCGATTACGTGGATATGCTGGAACCCTACCGCAAACAGGGTTATCCGATCCTCGCACCATCGCCGGAAGCCGCCGCGTTAGAACTGGACCGCAATGCGGGTCAGAAGGCGATGGCGTCGGTCGGCATTCAAATCATGGAATCGAAGGAGTTTCGCGACTATGCCGTGGCTGCCGCCTTCGTCAAGAAAAACCCACAGTTCCTCGTCAGCAAGCCGTCAGGGGACGCGAACAAAGCGCTCAGCTACGTCGCCAGTGATCCCGCCGACCTTTGCTACATGCTCGACCGGTGGAGTAAACGCGAAGACTTGCGCGCTGCCGCCAAAAGCGAAGGGTTTATTCTCCAAGAGCGTAAGTACGGCGTCGAGATGGCCGTTGGGGGTTTCTTTGGCCCAGGTGGCTGGTCGAAATACTTCTACGAAAATTGGGAATACAAAAAGCTGATGGCCGACGACCTAGGTGTGGCCACCGGGGAAATGGGCACCCTATCGCGAATGGTTACCCGATCCAAGCTGGCTGATAAGGTGTTGTTACCAATCACCCCGGTATTGGAGAAATTGGGGTACGTCGGTTACATCGATAACAACTGCATCATTGACGACAAGGGTATACCGTGGCCAATGGAATGGACCATGCGCGACGGCTGGCCAACCAAGCACAATGTGACCGCCCACGTAAAGAATGACGATCCGATCCAGTGGATGCTCGATCTCGTCAACGGGAACGACACGATGGAGTGCATCGACGGTGAGGTCTGCGTCAGCGTGTTGATCGCGCTTCCCGACTTCCCCTACTCGAAGATTACCAACAAGGATTTGTGCGGTATTCCGATCCGTGGCGCCGACGATATGGAGCACATTCATTTATCGGAAGTGATGTTGGGAATGGCACCCACAATGGTGGGCGATGCGGTAATGGATATGCCGGGGTTGGTGACGTGCGGAGATTACACGATGGTTGTCACCGGCACCGGCTCGACTATCTCTGACGCGCGCCGCGATGCGTACCGTGCGGTGAAGAAAGTTAAGATCCCGAACAATCCATTCTACAGACCCGACATTGGAGCGGGCCGGATGAAAAAACAGTTGCCGGAATTACACCGGCTCGGCTTCGCCAAAGGGTTGGAGTTTTAGATGAGTCGCGCGTTGGCCCAAGGTCTAATCTCGGAAAGTGCGGTTACCGAGGCGCTAATGATTGCGCGCGGCGATTTGTTTGTGGCCGCCTCGTACCTGCATGTGCGTCCGCGCGAGCTGGATGGCTACCTGCGCGCGAGTGAGTCGCTGCAAGCGTTCGTGTCGGCGATGGGCCGCGTCAAAGCCACCCCCGAGTACGACCGCCTCTCACAAGAGCAATTCGCCGAGGAGCTGGACCGCCTGACGCGCAGTTATCGATTGGAAGCATTGGACGTTATTTATGATATCGCCACCTTGGAAGACAATGGGCCCGAGCCTATGTCGGCAGCGATGATGGAAGTCAAACTCAAGGCCGCGATCCAGTTACGCGGGAGCGTACTCGAGTCGCCGGCCACATCGCAGCAGTCGCAAATCTTCAACGAGCTGAATCAGGCGTACCAGCAGGCGGCGCCGCGCATTCGCTCGATGCGGATTGCGCAAATAGAGTTCGACGATTAACACTCATACTCCGGTGCGTGCTCGACAATCGAGCGCATTTTAAACCAATCCCCACGGCGCGCATTGTTCAACGCATCCATCATCCCGTAATCCGGCGCAATGTGGCCGTCGCGCAACACGTAGACCGGGGGTTCTCGGCGAACGCACCCTTGTCGTAACAGCAGTCGCAATGCTTGGAGATTACCCTCGAATTTGTCGTTTCGTAACAAGCCCAATTGCAACTGATCTTCCAACGCCCGATAGGTGTCCAGTAACCAGTCTTCTTCGGGTTCGACCAACAGCGTATACGGCTGATACCAGCGAAAATAGCCGGAAAAACCTCGCGCGAACAGCTTGCGGGTTTGCGAGTATTTAAGTCCTGTGATTGATTCGATCGTATCGCCCGAGAAGGCGGTACCGGTATTAAACCCCGACACATTCAGCGCACGCAACTCGACCGGTTTTAGCGGGTACGCGCGTAAGGTGTTCGCCGCCGTCAGTACCGCCGTTAAATCCGCTGACCTCGGCAACTTGAAGTTCAGCTTCTCCTCTTGGAAATCCCAATTGGGTGGACGGTAGACGACCACGCTGCGGGTCGTCCGATCGATGTATTTTTCAAAGTAGCGATACGATAGTGGTGCTTCTACGAACAGCATCGACGGCGCGCTCGGCAATTTGTCGATAACCAAATTCGGGCTGTACATCAATACGCCTTTTTTACGGTTCCACTTTTGCAACTGTCGATCATAGTACGGGCTGATGGCGCTGGTCGTTGTGATCGCCACGTCAGGGATCAACTCGGCGCGAAACTTAATCCGGCGCCGGCACCAGTATTTTTTAAAGATAATGGCTTTGTCGTCCAGCTCGATCATGCGCCGCACCGCCGCCTCCATGTCGCGGGTTTGGTAGACCTTCACAGTCCTATATCCCCAAGAATGGATTTGGCTTCGCGGGTGTACCACGCGTAATCTAAATCCGCAGGTATCGACGCAGGAAGTTCCATCGCTGGGCGAGCGCCGTCAGACTTGGCGACCTTGTTGCCGTTGCTGGCGTAGCGGATACAGCGGTCCTCATCGGTGGCGTAATACCATCGCACCGCTTTCCCAAGATATACGCCGTCGTATGAACCTCCACCTTTGACTTGTCGGATCGTGAGAAATTTGCGTATATCACCGCACCCATTGATTGTGTCCTCCAAAGGAATACCGTGTTGCACGTACGCCAGCACCGCGTCGATGCACACCGCGTTGGTGGGGTTCTTGTTGAGCCGACCCTGTGAATAAATCCCCTTCAACTTGACGCCGCCGTTTTCCTTGATCGCGATGTAATTATTCACGTCCTTGGCGTGCAGCGCGCGGTATTGGGTTTGCTCCATCTGCAACCCGCTGAGTAATTCCCACAGGTGCACGATCGGCTCGATGTTTGGGTGTGACTTCATCACTACGCCATCGGTGTTCGCGCTCACCACCGTGACCCCATTCAATTCCAGCATTTCGATCAGCATGAGGAGCGCGAGCTGGCCGGTGAGCGTCACTTGAATGAGGAGGTCCGGCGAGTAGAGCGTCGACCACTTCGAGCCGAGCTTGCCGAATGAGCCGTTGACAACAATCTTGAGCGAGTCGGCCACGACAGTGTCACCCATGCGTTTGGCAGCGATGCGGCGATCCACGATACTTTGAAAAACTTGCAAAAATTCGGCGCCGAGGTGGGCCGGTGCGAGCTGTTGGGTCAGGATGATAGCCGGGTAATAGCCGGTCACATCCCAATCTTCGAGCGGTTCGGTGTAGCTGATGCAGGTTTCGCTACTGTGCAAGCCACCATTACCCATGCGGTAAACGCCGTTGCCGATACGGATACGCATCGATTCCAGCTCTTGCGGTATCTCCGGCTTGCCGTTCACATCCAGTGTGAAGGTGGCGCGCTGCAAGAGCGACAAAACCTGCTGCATACCTGGGGTTTGAAAACTGAGGAAGGCCGGGGGTCGGTATTGGAACGTGTACGCGGGGTGGATATCGGGTCGCCAGACACGCTCGCCGCGCAACTTTTCCACTTCCGAGCGGATCACCGCTTCGGCGATTTGGGCATCGGATTTGGAGCGCAGATCGATACCGTACTCTTCTGACATTTGCTCACGTAGCTGCAATTGCGGCGTCAGTTCGTCGTCCAAATTGCCGGTGGTTTCCAGATCGTTGCCGCAATACGCTACGAGCACTGGTCTTTGAGTAGGGCCGATAGAGGCAGCCGGATCAATCGGCAAATCTTGCAACCGGGCACTATGCATTCTGCCGCCATACGCTTTAAGGCCGCACTGTCCTGGTGCCACTTCAATGAGGTCGATGTGATCGACTCCCGAAAGGTCAACCCCGCCATACTTGTCGGCAATGTGCCACGGTTTAAGTCCGTTAACGATAATATCGTCGCTTGCCGCTTTGAGAGTAGCGTTATCGCAACCTGCCAGCGCCAAACTGAGAATCGGAAAATCATAGTTCTTACCGTTGAAGGTCACAAAGGTGCCGGGGGGCAGCGAACTGACCCCCAGCGGTTTGCCCGGATACATTTCGGCGCCGAGCGTTTCCCCGGTGTCGCGGTCACGCATCATCAATAGAAAATAGTCGCGATAGCATTCCGTATCTAGCCTGTACCGGGGATTCATTTATGCCAGCATCCCGTGCGCAACCAGCGTGTCGTGGGTCCAGCCGGCCGCCAGCATCGCCGCGTAACTCGCCCCCATAGCTTTAGCCGACATTACCGGTGTAGCCGGCACTGCCGGGATAGCGAGGATGGCCGGGTTTGGCGGTGGCGGTGCGACTGTAGCCGCAGGAGGTGCAACCACGCCCATTGGCTGCAAACCGCCGACCACGGTACCACCGGCCATTGGTGGGGCGGCTGCAACCGCCGCTGGATTGAACCCGCCAGCGGGTGCTGCCATTGCGCCGGCTGGGAGTGGAGCCGCGCCAAAGCCCGCCGTGGACGCATCGGGGCCGACCTGAATTTCTTCACCGTAGGCACTGAGCGCGACCATGCTGTGGTTGATATACACACCGGGCTTCTGCGTGCTGCCGTTTGGATCGACGTTCGCATTAACCTGCACGTAATAGCCGAGCTTAACCGCGTCCGGCTCGACAATCGCCTGCGTGCCGTCCTTGTTGTAAATCTTCGGTGCAAAGCCGCTGCTGAACGAGATTACCCAATGGCCGGGATAGCCGAGGCGGGTATTCGGTGCAATACCGCGCGTGTTCGGCACCGCGCTATCGCCATCCACAACCTTCCATGCAAAGGTCGGCAACTGGCCGGCATTGGCGAGCTGCTTGTGACCTTCGGCCCATATAAGTTGACCCCACGGCGTTTGCGACCAGTGTTGCTCGCCGGTCTTGGGGATACCGACCGCGAAGAAATACTGGACCTTGGGTTGACCGGCATTCACGCCGGATTTGACGACGAGCGGCTTGCCTTCGGCGTCGGTGGTTTGCGGCTTGTACAGGCTACCCATAAGCAGGCGACCGACGGGGGTAGTGAAATTGGCCATGTTAGGCTCCTTGAAATACCGTTTGGGGTTTGGTTAAATCATCCACGACGAGCTTGAACTCGCCGCGTGGGGTGGCGCTGTACGACCGGACCAACTCTTCCGGTAGCCCAGCCTTGATAGCTTGCTTCGGTGTCATTGCTCCGGGTTTGCTGATATCGATACCCATCATGGTGCCGAGCGCGATCACTTCATCAATACCCGATACCCATTTCTCGCGACCCATCCCCTGCTCGATACGCCAGCCGGGGATATTCGCGCCCTGTTTGCAGCGTGCCAGCACTTCATCTTCAAGCCCGGAGATACGTGCTTTAAGGATGGCTGCTGCATCGCGGAGCAACTTCAACTCGCCGCCAATCGCCGCTGGCGTCAGGTCGAACGGGGTATTGTCGCCGGTCAGGTCCATCACCGAGTGCGCCGCCTTTTGCAAGGTGGGGCATGCGTGACGCGCTGGGCAAAAGATACACTCGGGTCCACTGTGCGTGGGCGCATCTGGCTGCATCGCGCGCAGCTCGGCGGCCTTGATCCGATCCAGATACGCGCGCAACTCGCCAAAGTTGGTAACCCACGAACGCACCGGGCTGGACCCGACAAAGCAGCGTGGTTGCACGATCGTCAATACCACCGAGCACTCAGCCGACCAAGTTCCACCTGACGGTAGTTTGGTATCAATGATCCCCAGCGCGTACTCCATCATCTGCCAGTTCTCAAACGCATCGACGTACACATGGCCAAATTTGTAATCGGCGACGTGTAATATCTTCTGGTTCGGTGACCACGCCCAAAAGTCCGGTGTACCGTGACAGTGTGGATTGACGATCGAGATATCGACGTGTTCCTCCACATGCCACAACGAGGGGTCCGAGCGCGTGCTAACCGCGTCGACAAACAGCTCGGCGCCGTCCAACATATCATCGGTCGCCCCAGCCGGGATCGGTTCGCCGCGTAAGGTGGCCGCCAGGATCGCGTGCGCCAGATCGCCTTCGATCGACGCTTCGGTTTCCCGGCCTGGGTACAACGAGGCGAGGAAGCGCGAGCCGGGGCATTGCATCCGAAGCGCGGCGCTACTCGGCGCGAGCGGTGCGTGTTGCCCGGTGCTCATGCTGCAAACCCTAAGATAGTGCAGACCTGCGGGATCAACTCGGGGCGCTGCATCAACATGGGCATGGACGGAATACCGACTGCGTTACAGGCGGCGTTGATTTGCTCCTGCGTGGTGGTCTTCGCCGCGTGCGCCGCCGTGACCATCTTGACGAACTCAATGAATGTCGGCCCACTCGATATCGGGGAAGCGGGGATCGATTGGGTAACCGGTGGCGGTGGCACTGCCGACGGCTCCGGCGCGAAAGGCAAAGGGGGCATTGGCACTCCGGCTAGGGGTGTCGGCGCGGCGACAGTCTGCGCCAGCTCACCCATGACCTGCGCCACCAGATCATCAGCCACACCACGCTTCATGCGCCAGGTGCCATCGGCAACCAGTGCTCGGCTCGATGCGTGAATGCGACCATCCCACGGATTACCGGCACTATCACGTTCGATGCCGTAGGGTTGGGGTACGACAGGCGGCGCGAACACATTGGTGGCGTCGGGTTCGGGGAAGTTGATAATCTCAGCGTCTTCGACTACGTGCGCATCGACCCCGTACGCGGCAACGGCTTGTCTCTTATCTGCAGCCAATTGCTCCGCGAATGGGTTATCTTCGCCGTCTTTCGGCTTAAACAACTCGCGTAAATGCTCCTCTTCGAGCACGCGGTTTGCCGCCATTTCATCGATAAATTTGGCAACCAATGAGAGCGTCTTGCTACTCATCGACTGCGGGTCATCTAGGCTGAGCTTTAACATTTATTTATCTCCGGGGTGAAAGTTACTGTTGACAGGGAAACAAATTAATACATAATAACGACACCGTCAATAATTATTTTGAGTCACACAATGAACCCCGACAAAATACGCGAAATAGAAAATAAGTTCGCACAGGACGCACGTCGTAGGTGGTACGCCTTGCCATTTGATGCTGCGATCGTGCAGATAATTAACGAGCGCGCGGTATTACTCGCGGCGTTGGTCACGCTGAACGATGCACATCCTGATCCGACCGTGACGCAAATTATTGAGAATTGCCGCACGTGATCACGCTCTATCCCGATCAGCAAGTGTTGCGCGACCGCGTCTGCGCCACGTGGTCGCCGACCGTGCGCGACGTGCTCATGGTGCTGGCCACAGCGGGCGGCAAGACGGCGATATTCAGCGACATCATTCGCAGCTTTGATGCGCCCGCTGTGGCCATCGCCCACCGTCAGGAGATTGTCAGCCAGATGAGTTTGGCGCTGGCGCGTAACGGCGTCCGACACCGCGTCATTGGGCCGCCTGCTGTGGCGCGCACCTGCACCTCGCTACATCTGAATGAGCTACAGCGCAACTATGTCGATCCGACCGGCAGCGTGGCCGTGGCCGGCGTCGATACCCTGATCCGTATGGACAAAGCCGATCCGTGGTTCAAGCGCGTGCAGCTAACCGTCTGCGATGAGGCTCATCACCAGACCAAGAAGAATAAATGGGGTGCCGCGCGCCAGCTATTTACCAACGCCTGGGGGCTGGGGGTGACCGCCACGCCGTGCCGTGCAGACGGGCAAGGACTTGGGCGCCACGCCGATGGGTATTTTGACACGCTGGTGGAAGGTCCGAGCATGCGCGCGCTGATCGACGCGGGCCGACTCAGCGACTATCGTCTATTCGAGCCGAAAACAAGCGATCTGGATTTGTCGAGTGTGCCGCACTCGGCCGGTGGCGACTACAGCCCCAAGCCGCTCGCCGCCGCCGTCCACAAATCCAGCATCGTCGGCGATGTAGTCAAGCACTACCTGCGCATCGCCCCCGGCAAACGCGGGATCACCTTCTGCGTCAATGTGGAGGAGGCGACCATCACTGCCGCTGCGTACCGTGCTGCTGGCGTACCGGCAGAGGTGGTCAGCGCTAACACACCAGATTTATTGCGCGCACAACTGCTGCGCAAGTTGAAGGCCGGCGAGTTACTGCAGTTGGTCAATGTCGATCTGTTCGGCGAGGGAATGGATATCCCCGCGATCGAGGTGGTGTCGATGGCGCGACCGACCGAGAGTTACAGCCTGTACGCGCAACAATTTGGTCGTGCGTTGCGCACGATGGAAGGGAAAGAGAAGGCGCTGATCATCGACCACGTGGGGAACCGCGTGCGTCACGGCCTACCGGATCGACCCCGCGTGTGGTCATTGGACCGACGCGAGAAGCGCAATAGCAATTCAGGTAGCGATATCCCATTGAAAGTGTGCGCGCAATGCACCAGCCCGCGCGAGGCGTTTTTGAAAGTGTGCCCGTATTGCGGTTACGAAAATGTCCCCGCCGTGCGTTCGTCGCCTGCGTTTGTCGATGGCGATTTGTTCGA